TTAAATGAATTATTAAAAAATTCTTTTTTGACTTCAAGTATTTGGTCTCTTCCAAAGTTTTGGTCTTTAAAAGATTCACCAGTTATTGTTGATGAACCACTTGAAATCCAAGTGTCTTTTGATGGAAAAATAAAATGATGCATTATCTAACTCTCCCTTGTATGTTTTCGTTTGGATTTTTTAATTCAAAAACCGTTGGTGTTGCAGTGTTTGGTGGTAATACAATTGTCCCATCAGTAGATAGTGCATTTTCAAAATCATATTTATATCCATATCCTGATGTTCCACCACCACCTGGAAGTGACGCGTCAAGAAATAATCCATCATTCTCACCATCACCATCTATATCAACACCACCTTGTATATTAGTGTTAAAAAAATATGTATATGTAGCATTCGATAAATTAGCATCTGCTGAATCACTATTATAGTCATCTTTTTGAGTAATGGTTACATGCCCAATAGAACGAACACCTTCTACACCCATTAATTCATATTCTAAATTACTTTTATAAATTGGTTGATTGAATTGCATTTTTTCAATTCTAAAATATTCTTTTATTTTTTCAATACAATCTAATTTTACTTTTTGTTTGTCAGCATATTTTTCAGCTATAACATCAAATATCACTCCAAAGTTTACAATGTACCCATCATATAACACAATAAGGTCTGTTAACATTTTAAAATTATCTAAATAGTTTTTTATATTTGTTGTTAAGGTTCTTGGTAAATTGTCATTTGTCATAGTTGTATTTGTATGTGGATTACCAACCAATTGTTTTAAATTATTATATGCTAATAAATAAATTCTTATTGTTCCTAATTCTAACTCTGGAACCAAATTAGTTAAATCTGGTACATTAGGTACGGTATCAATACTATCTGCCATTGCGTTTGTTTGATTTTGAATTGATGTTTTTATCATATCTAAATTTTCATTAATAACATCATCTGCTAAACCACCTGGATTATCACTATTTACATAATTATTAATAATATCAATCAAAATATTAATATTTTCAAGTGTATTACTTGATTGTGTTACATATTCTAATGTTTGATTGTAAGTATAATTTAAATCATTAGGAATTATTGATTCTTCTCTTGTAGCATAAGCTTTTGCGATGTTTCCAAATTTAGCTGGTATGTTCAATACTCTAGCTTCAAAATCTTCTTTTGTTACACATCTGTTTTGTGTAGTGAAAAACGCTTTAGCTTTTTCTTTTATCTCTAATGTATCTTCTTGATTTTTACCACCACGAGCTGGTTTATCATTCGTTACACTCGTTAAAATTGCAGATGTATTTCCATTTTCAGCACTTAAAGAAGGTGTAGTGGTTATGTCAGCAGCTGAAACATTAGAAGTAATTCCACCTCCAACACGATAAGTAATAGTTAAAGTTGTTTGATTTGGTGTTTCACCAAGTGTTGAATACTCATCACCCAATAATGGATTAATAGAATCATTTAAATCATTAGCTTGTCCAGGCACTATAACTCCAGCTTGTTCTAAATCTAAAAATCCCTCATCAATAGTTTCTCCATTTTTTAATACACCATTTCCAAATATCAATGATGTCGTATCATCTTGATTTGTTTCACGAGTGAATCTTTTTGGTGTTGTAATATAAGTTAATGAATAAGGAACTGCTGTTGCTGATGGTAAAGTTTGATCATCAACATAAGCTGAATCTCTATTAGCATCATCTGTATAGTGAGTTGTAATTGGAACTTTATCTTGTGCTAAAAAATCAACTTCATACCAATTTTGTCCATTTGAATCTACACAAGAAATTATATCAATTACATTTTTATCAGGTAGTGTAATGGTTTTAAATTTTTCAGGTATTCCAACTTGAACTGAAAGTGTTTTTTCAGTTGCACTTACGGCTCTTACTGTTCTTGATAATGTATAAGTTTCAGCTAAGCCGGCAGATGTTTCCGAACCGATTGTTTCCGTGTCATTTGATGCCGAAATTCTAAAATCTATGTGTTCTAATGTTGAAAAAATAATATCCGAATTAGTATTAGAGACTATCTCAATACCGGCATCAAATATACCACCTGTTGAGTAATCTACCTTTGAACGGTCAGCATCTAAAGCATCCACTTCAGAAGTGAATGTTAAATCAACATAAGATGGAACGATTGGTTTTACTTTATAACCAAACATCTTAGCCATTGTTATTATATTTTTTCTTTCTTCTGCTAATGGTAGTAACAATTCACGATATTGTTGGTCGACATAAAAAGACAACACATCACCGACATATGCATTCATTTCCAATAACATCATACCAGGTGATGTTTCATTGAAATCACGATAGGTATTTGGAAAATAAGATTTAGCATAATTCATTAATGATTGTTTTAATGCTCCAAAATCTTTATTTAAATAATTTACATTTGACTCTTTAAAATTTTCTTTACCATATGTTGGCATATTTTATCTCCAATTAATATCCACCACCACTAGCTATTGAGGATTCAGGTTCTGATATATCTCCCGAAAAATCTAATGTTACTGAATCCAAAGTGTTTGGGTCTTGTTTAATGTTAAAATCTATTTTTACTCTAAGTTGATTTGCTCCAATTGTTGTATCATCATTTGTATTTAAAACTTGTATATTTCTTACCTCAACAAATGGTAACCAAAATTCAAATTTATCTAATATTGCATCTTGAACAACAAGTAAATTATCTTCCGATATATGTTCAAACAATAGTGTTCTTAAATTCAAACCTAAATTTGGTTGGAAAAATCTTTCACCCTCATGTGTTTGTAATAAATTTCTAATATTGTTTTTTACAGCTTCAATAGTTGTTGAAGTGGTTGCAAAATATCCATCCAATCCACTATCTCTACGAATTGGTAAATCAATACCAACTTTGACATTAGTATCATTATCTTGAACATAAGGTTTTCTTGATGGGTCTTTAATAGCCATTATAATAAATCCTCAATATTGTTTGGAATTAATTTAACAGTAGTGTTTGTAGTTTGACCTTGTTCATCAGATACATCTATCGAATCAACAGAATCTGGTTCATCACCTATATAAACATAACCAACACATTCTAAACCACCTGCATCTTTTCCTAAATCTAATCCAGTTAATTTAGCACCACCTTCTAATACTTTTGATATTGCTTTTTCAATCTCACCCTCCAATTTATCAATTGTAGAACTAAGTCCAAGTGGGTCACCTATTTTTTTTAATACTTTTAAAAGAGGTTGATATTCACCCAACAAAGTTTCTAATTCAATATTCACAGGCTGGTCGGGTGTTTTTAAACTTTCAACAGTCACAGGTGCTTTAAGTTGAGTGATTGTAAAATCAGCTTCAGTAAGAAATTTAACTATTGCTTCAGTTTGATATTGTGCATATCTTTCAGCAAATGAACCATCGGAAATATCAGGTTGTGATTGTCCAGTTTCAGCTGATGCTAAAGTTAAAGCGTCTAATAAATCACCTTTTAATCCCATAATTATCTTCCATGTTTCATTTTAGATTTTTCTTCACTCTTCTTTAATACTTCTCTATAATCTTTCTTTAAGAAATCCGGTGTTTGCCCATCAACACTTATAGTTGGACTTTGATTATTCATCATATCACCATATTGTCCTGACATTACTTCACTCATTCTATCTGAGGTATATTCAGCACCACCCATTGTTTTCCAACTATCATCTTGAGCTGTTTCATTCAATACATCATTCAATACTGAATTAGTTGTAAAAGATTTCTTTTCAACTATTTTCTTTTGTGGTTGAGATTGAGTTGGTGTATTTAATTCAGTTATTACTTCCTTAATAGCCATCGCAACTTCTTCTCTAACAATTTGTCTGATTATAGTTTTTATATTTGGTTTTTTCTTTTTCATAATTACCCTTGTTCTATTTTGTGTTTTGTACTTTTAATTTTTTTAATTAAATCTTTTATTTCATTTAATTTTTTTAAATCAAATCCAGGATTCATTTGAAAGGATTGAAATCCCATTTGCCCAGTATTAATTTGTGAACTTGTAAAAAAATCAATGATAGAATTTAAAACTTGAAACAATGTATCACCTAAAACCATCGGCTCCATATTACTATTAGGATTACCAATATTTATATTACTTGATAAAATATTTAAAGTTTTAAAAGAATTAATTGATATATTTTCACCAGCACCAATATGTATATCCTTAATTGATGAAACAAAAATATCATCAAGTTTAGAGTTTAAAGTAATTCTATCAGATTGAAACAAAATTTGATTTCCATTGTAATTATAAATTCCCTCTTGAACATTTTGGTTATTATTTAAATAAGAATAAATATCACCAATTTTTTTTGTATTATCCTCAACACCATCAGACGACAATCTAAATGGAATTGATGTTCCAGTTGAGTCTAAATCACTATCTTCAAAATGTTGTTGTAATGTTCCATTAGATGTTATACTAATTAAACTACCATCTGTTAATTTTTCAATGTCTTGAGTATTATCTCTAGCATTTGATATGAAAATGTATGGTTTATCACTACGACTACCAATTCTTAAACTGTTTCCATGCCTTCCTTCAATTAATGTATCACCTGTCGTTTCATACAATGCTGGGCCACCATCAAGTTCTTCTTTTCTTTTTTTAATTAATCTTCTGTGAGGATTTTTTTTATTAAAGTTTAAACTTTCACCCGTCTCACCTCTTGTTGTTGTTATACCATTTTGAGTTTTCACAACTAAACTTGAAGCTTTAGCTCTATAATTTATGTCATCATTCCAAGTAGGATTATTTTGTGGCATATTTAAAGGACCTAAATAATAATTAACACCACCAAGTTGTGTTAATAGAACAGGATCTCCTTTTGATGGGACATCATGCATAGTTCTAAGTAATGGGTAAAATCTATCAGAGTCATCTTCAGTATTTTGTGTTTTAAATATATCATCTGATTGATGAGCTACAGCCATAATTGTATTTGTGTGACTTGTCCCCTTGTGAAAAATATTTTCAGCTGAGTGACATACATCAGAACAATAACCTGTTACGAATTGTATATACATTGGAACATTGGATTCTTTTCCAAGAGCGCCAAATATAGTTTGTCCAGTGTTTGTTGCTATGTTCTGAACCATTAATTACTCCCCAAATCAATTGTTTTGTTTTTTGTAGCTTCAAGTCTTTCACTTTCATTTTGTAAATCATTGACAGTATCTTGAAGTGTTCCCATTAATTCTTCTTTTTCCTCATCACTTAATAACATTGATTCATCAGACTCACCACTTGATTTACTTATAATTCTTTGTAATACACCAGCTAATTTAACCAGATGTTCATCATTACGAACAGCAGTATCCATATATTCTTTTATAATAGGAGCTACCATAACCACATCATCTATGGTTGTAATGAATCCATGTATTTCTGATATTAACAAATCTATTTGAACTTTACGCTTTGTAGTATTTTCGTAAATATC